AAAGAGGCGCAATACCGAAATTCACCAAGTGCCCTTTTCATGCGCCGGACCCACTCTTTGAAGTGCTTTTTACATAGCTCACGATCACCCTGATTCGCCCGGTATGTGAGGGTCAACATTTCATCAAATCCTTCGCTGATGATGAAGCGACGACACTTAGTTTTAGCCCGACGCGCAGAGGACCGAAGGGACTTTTCTTTCTGTTCAGCGAGCCATGCCGCATCCTTGATTGGGTCAGGTTCATCAAACTTTTCATCTGCCCATCCCTGAATCGGACTTTCCACCCATTCGACCACCTGACGCGCCGACCGCTCAACAACACCATTACAAGCCCAGGTGCGCACGTCCCAGCAGTTTTCGACATATGAGCCTTCAAACCGCAATCCATTTACAATTCGTTCCATTGCAGACCCCTTTTCTGTGATCACGTCCCCGGAAGCTTGCAGGCTTCGCGGGGATTTTTTTGGCCCCTACCAGAGGGGAAAAACAGTTAACCGCTACGCGGAAAACCAAAGACATTTGGGTATGTGTTCCAAAGTGTTCTAGTAATAAATTAGGCCGCCGCTACGCGCCGGCCCTCAGGGCGCTACGCACCCATTCGGGCGGCCCGAGACAGCGGCCCACAGCACGCGGCCAATCATTGGGCTTCGCCACATGGCGCGAGCGCCATCCAGAGACTGTGAAGGCACGCGGCACGCCGATCTGTTTGTCAATGAATGCATGGCTTGCGACGGACTCAGGCGAGAGCGGACGACCGAGGCGTTGACGCGATGTAAGCCCGGATGAAACGGACGCGGCGATCTGGTGGCAGACGCTTTGCGAACCACGCGGCCCGGATGGCGACCGGATCACGCGAGAGAGGGCGCAAACCAGGAATGAACACGTTAGATTTTTCTAACGTGTCAGATTTTTTGAACAGATTGGAGAAGAACGACGCCCAGAAGCCAACCGCAGGCTGAGACAGGAAGCGCCCCTCTATATGCCACGGAGAAAGCACGGAATGTGTGCCATGAGGGTAATTGTCGAGAAAGACTTGGCGCGTGTCATAGCAGGCCTCAACATCTTTGCCGGTAAACATGGCCGAGTTAGTCACCAAGTCTTGAGGGTTCACGCCGAGACGATAAACAGCCCGATGGAAGCGAGGGAAGAAGGCCGCACGCTCACCGAACAACGCGCCAAGTATCCAGCCAACGAAAGGGATTTTTACCTTGTTGAAAGCAGTGTGCCGGACGGTTTGCTCAATGAAAGATTCGCGCAATTGCTTGTCGACCTGAACGACGTTTTGCATGATGTACCAGGTGTCATAGCCATGCTTGCGGGCATGCGCGAAGTAGTCCAACACCGCCGCCCTGTCCTTGTCGCCAAATGTCCGAGTGTTTAGCCAAGTGCCCATTTCATCCAAGACAAGAGCGCCGTTTAAATCCTCATCGTATGAATCCGGGTTCCCATGACCCGCCGCAATGAGATCAAACGCCTTTGGCTTGTCAGGAACCCGAACGTAAGTGATTCGGGACATTGGGCCGAACATGGCCGACAGGTTCAGATCGAGATTGGACGCGACCCGTTTTTTTTGCTTGAGATAACGATCCCGGATAAGGATCACAGCATGCTTGCTTTTCCCCGTACCCTTTTTGCCAGTGAGCGCGTAATCGGTCATTTGGAGCCCTTGAAAAAGTGGCGACTACTGTATGCCGAGAGGGGTAAAAATCGCGACTACTGTATGCCAAGAGTGGTTGACAAAAATGAAGGTTATTTTTTAACGACAGATGGCGACAAATGAATCAATCGAAGTACCGGAAGGTGTAGTACTCAGGAAGCAATTCACGCTCGAAAGGAGGCATGCGAGAGGCGCAACCAAAGAGCAAGACAACAGCGAGGAACAGGACAGCAAGGCGCATAGTTCCCCCTAGTGGCCGAAGATATGGATTGCATCCTTCTGGAATTTGTAGATGCCGGTAGCAATCCAGACGGAACCAACACAGGCAATGACCGCGCCCGCATTCGCCGGAATGAACATGCCAACACCCATGAAGAAGTAAGAAACCCACCCTGTACCGCCACCACCGCCCCCGGTTGAAAGGCCCGAGACCATACCGTAAAGGGACGACATGCAGACATAAACAGCAGTAAGAAACGCAGTAAACACCGTGATCCAGACGGTATAGGCCGCAAGCTTGAGGGCATATTTATAGCCCATGAAGGTGGAAAAAAGACTAACAAAGGCAGAAGCCAATGAACCAATGAGAGTAGCGAATAAAGGCATTAGATAACCCTCCTAACCATACCCAGGCACATAAACAAAGCAGTCAGAGCCCAGATGTAAGACATGACAGTACGGACGCCTTCGACCACTGGACAAGGATCAACAACCCCCATAGACACATCCTTGAAATTGGGCAATGTGTAAGGAACACAGGCGACCATAGCAGGAGCGAAAAAGAGGGAGGACCAGCCTTGAAAAAAGGGCTTATCAGCAGTTCCTGACACGGTTTCACGGCCCGCATCGACAGCAGCCTTATATGCATCCGCCTGAGCCTTGTAAGCATCCTCTTTCACCGTCTCAGGCGTGCCAGTTTCATCGATCTTGCAAGCCGGAGTGTTTGGCAGGCCGCACGTAATAATTTCCTGTTGAGCGGTTGGAGTAGGAGCCTCAGTCGTTGTGGTAGTTGTGGAGCAGGAACCAGCAGCAACGCAAGTCTGAGTAACTGTGGTTTGACTATGCGAAATGTTATCGCCAGCATAAGTGAAATGATTGGTTGTAGTCGCGGTGGACGTAGAACCGTCAGGATTAGTGGTAGTCGTAACAGGCCCTGGCGTGGTTGCGGGACCCGCCGCGGAGGGCGTCTCAAGAGAGATAGCCTCACCGCTAGCGATGACATCCCGAACCAACTTTGGAACATTTGGACTTGTGCCAAAGAGAGGTGAATTCAAAGCCTCAGTTACAAAATCTGCATTTGATACCACAGTAGTTGGACCGCCAACAGTACGAGACGCAACCGCCTGAGCGTAAATATTATTGAAACCGCAATTCACTTGCCATCCGACCTGACCAACTGTACCGGCCCGATACGTAATATTGACTGGCCCTGACGGATAAGTGATACCTGACCGAGTAGAAGTGCAAACACCCAGAGCAGTGGCACCCCAATCCGTCGCACTACCGTAATTCTGAATTTGCCATTGAAACTCAAGCGAGGTAGTGGTACGAGTAAACGCGGGAGTGCCATCTGGGTTTTTTGAGGCATCAATGTCTAACTCTTTTGCAAGGTCGTACAGTGCAACGCCAACATTCAAAAGGGGAATTGTCTTACCAAGGAAACGACCCAAAGCACCAGAAACACCAACAGCAGAATTCTTGAGAACTTTTGCCTCAACATCGACGGTAAGAGGCTTGCCGCCAGCAGTCAAATTGCCCTTGGTTCTCAAAGATAGCTCATTTGTTCCCACGGTACTAGGCGAAAGTATCGCGTTACCAAAGGTGTTTGCGGTAGTCCCACCACTGGGCGCGCTTGATGTTGCCTGAGCAAGCATCCCATTAAGTTTCAGCCGCATCATTGCCTTGTCCCAATTGCTGATGGCCAAGGCCTCTTGAGGCGTGACGGAAAACGCAGGCAATGAGCACAGCGACAGGAAACAAACCAGCAGGGAAAAACGGTATTTCATATGAAGCCTTTTCAATTGACGCCGAAGCCGGCCGACAGAGCGTCAACAGGAAAGGTTTTACCCAATCAGGCAGCGCCGCGACCGCGCTTGATCCACTTGACGCCAATCAGGATTGCCACAGTCGTGACAGCCACCCCGAACATCACAGGACCGAAACCAGCACTGGAGGTACTCAAGGTGCCGAGAGCCTCAAGAGCGGTAGCCGGATCAACGGCAAACGCAGACACGGAACCGGCAGCACCGGCAGAGAAGGCCGCCAAGCGGGCCATTTTTTGACGATAGTTCATTTAGAACTCCTATAAAGCACACCGCTTTTTGAAATAGGTAAGCGGTAAAGACCTACATTCATTCAGGAGGCAGACAACGCCGTTTTGATCATCCGCACCTTGAACCCGAGCACGTAGCCCGCAGCCCATGCAGCCAGGAAGACAGCAACAAAACTAGTCATGGAAACAATCCTTTGAATTGGCGCAACCCGTACCCGGAGCAGGCAACAGACCGAGCACAGGAGAGGCAGGAAGGGCCACAGCAGGCACTGATACAGCAGGCATAGCCCAAGGGTTTTTAAAGGCCGCATACGCCTTGTACGCACCGAATACGACCACACCCGCGACGGCCCAAGCGATGATGATTTTGATCATGACGCGTACCCCGCAAGATAGCCAAGGCCGAAGCAGACCACCACCACAGCAGCCGACAGCAGCGCCTCAAGTTGGAGATAGTCCGCCGCAGTCATTACGCTGCAACCTTAGGAGGCGTGGCAGGCCCAGCGGACTTTGAGGCCACCACAGGGAGAAGGCTTGTAAGGCGTGCAGTGATGTCGCCTTTGGCATCGCCGAAAGTTGGAACGACAAGGGCGAAACCCGCACGAAAGGTGCCGACCTTGATCGTTTCGCGCATGGCTTGAGGGATCACCAGACGACCGACGCATTCAATTTCGCCGTCATCGTTGAGCAACATGCACTCAGCCGTGTGACGTTCCCAGGCCGTGCCGGTTTTCTTGGAAGTGCCGGACTCAACAGCATTGACTTTGAGCACTTGAAGGGTAGAGGAAAAGGACATGATGAATAGACCATTAAGGCCGGTTGAAAAGTGGAATAGCCCACCCCGAAGGCACCAGGAGAAAGGAGCCTTGAGGGTGGACATTCAGTAGTTACCAGGACGAGAAACAAGGTGACTAGCCATTGAAAACGAATAACAAGGCATGAACCGAACGCCACCAGAAGCCAGATGGGAAGGAGCATCCAAAGATTCGAAAACGAAAGAATCATCCCGCAACACATTCCTATGAAATTCAGGATGATTCAATGAGCCGGTCATGTAACCCTCAGGAACACCGCCGTAATGACAAGGCATGGGACCGACGAAAGCAGAGTAAGCAGCAGGGATGCGGACCCGAACAGGATGAGCCTTTTCAGGAGGGAAACCGTCATACGGATCAACAGGGATGCGGACCCCCGGACCGGGCTCCACGGAGTCACTACACAAGGTGGAGCCGTTTACATCCGAGGGACCGCAACTTGCACGCTCAGGATTAGCACCTAAGTAAAAATCAGGACAAGAACAAACAGTCCAACCCCCATGAGGATCGGTGAGAGCACCAGTGAAAAGAGATGCCGATTGCATGGTAGTGACTCCAAAGTGATAGACTAAAAGTAACCCCAAAGAGGGTTACCTAAACCAATTCGGGTTAGGTGTACAAATACTAAACCATTCGAGGTTATATGCAAGACCTAAACCGATTGAATTTATTAATCAATAGAGCTGCATCGATTTACGGAAGCGATAACAAACTTGCGATCGCACTTGGAAGAAGTCCCCAACAGGTAAGCAACTGGAGACACGGACACAAGGAACCAAGCTTTGAAATAACAGCAGAACTTGCCAGACTGGCGGAACTTGACGAAGGCATGCACGTGGCCGCCGCCGCGATTGAAAAGACAGGAAATAAGGCCGCGCTTGAATGGCTCAAGCTTCACGCCGGATCATGGCGATCAACAGCTGGAAACTGTACTTTCCGACAGAAATTATCGACGCCGCGAAAGGTATGCCGCCCGAGGGTTGCACACTCGAAGAATTGCGCCACGAGCTACACCGTAACCGACGCCCCAAATAGTCGCCAGTTCATCAATTGTGTACCCCTCATTTGACAGGTACATTTCCACCAAAGCACGTTCAGAATCAGGGTCGATCTGACGCGGAGCACCCCACCTTTTCCCCCTGGCCCTTGCAGCCGCCTGACCCGCCATCACACGTTCACGGATCATTGATCTTTCAAGCTGAGCGACAGCCCCGAGAATCTGAAATGTGAATTCGCCGATTGGCGTGCTGGTGTCGATTGGTTCGGTAAGAGACTTGATTGCAGCCCCGGCCCGCTTGAGCTTTGCCAGGATGGAAAGCAGATCCCCGAGGCTTCGCGCAACTCGGTCGATTTTCCAGACGACAAGAACATCCCCATTGGTCAGCGTACCCAACGCCCTTTGAAGTTCAGGCCTAGGCCCGACACCTGAACCCGCTTCACGGAACACGTTACGAACCCCCGCCTTTTTGAGCGCATCCAACTGGAGCGCCGTGTCCTGGTCGACGGTCGAAACCCTTGCATAGCCTATCTGCCGCATTCTCACTCCCTTTTTTTATTGAGGGGAGAAGTTAACAAATGTCAAGAAACTGTAAGCGAAGAAAAACGGGATACCCCTTACCGTATTTGACCCGATTCTGTGCAAAGCCACCATGAATCCTTGAAGTAGCTGACACGATGGGACACCATGACATCCCCATCATTCAATTCAAAGCAGGCAGCCACTATTTCAGGCAGGGAGCCGTTTAAACGAAGGGTATGCACCGTACCCCCCACCTCACCGTTTGAACGACTGTAGCGGTTCTTTTCCTCAGGCACAGATTCAAAATCCTTGAGGATGTACTTGGAGACGTAACCCGCCATTTTTGCCAATGACATGGGCCGAGCAGCCCGAGGCGCGCCGAACTTCGATTTACCACCGACGAAGCACAGACCGTTATCGACCACAGGGAAGGACTCACCGGGACGGACTGGACCGACGAAGGGATAAGCGCCGATCACATCACGCCAAATGCGCGTACCCAGTTCCCAAGCCTTGATTTTGACGCCCTTGTAATCGGCATGTTGTGGAAGCTTATTTGTCGCACAGTGGATATGCATGGCCCCCCGTTCTTGCATCTCAAAAGAGGCGCAATACCGAAATTCACCAAGTGCCCTTTTCATGCGCCGGACCCACTCTTTGAAGTGCTTTTTACATAGCTCACGATCACCCTGATTCGCCCGGTATGTGAGGGTCAACATTT